GCAATTTTTTTATCTTCTGGATGATAACATGAATATTTAGTGTATGTCTCAAAAGCATGTTTCTCAATTTTCATGTTGATGTCATAAGCGTCAACAGGATTGAAAAGATAGTACCCAACCATAATCCAATAATAAAGTAAAACAAGATGTTTGGCAAAGAAGCGGTCAACCCAATACTTGTTACCTTCTCTAAGCTCCATTTCTTCCAAGTGTTCTGTTTCATTTAATGCCTGATAGAAATGTTCCTTCATCAAATATATATGATCTTCACCCCTAAGTCCAAGAGATTCACGAAAATGTAACACACTGATAAAGGAGAAGTAAGGTGCTCTTGCAATTACTTCCAATACCCAGAACCTCTGAAAGTCCCTACCTCTGTAGAGGAAGTCAAGGATGTAAATGGTCACATCCAAGACTAATGTATTAAATTTTTTCATACCCATGCATAATTAATAGAAGTAAAAACTGCTATACAGATTACTCCAAAAAGAATAGTTGTAGATCTAACTGGTAAATTTTTCATTGTTTAATCTCCTTAATAGAATCCAAAGAAAAAGGATGCTCCTGTAGATAGGGAACATCCTCTCTTGCGTGTTTTACTGCTTCAAATGCATCTTCTGCATATTCACCTATTTCAAAATGTTTGTTTTGTTGATTGTGCCAACCTAATGTGTAGTGGGACATGATAGTTTCAACTCCAGTACAATACTATTTAGTATATCATACTAGGTAAAAATACGGATTAAAGTGAGGAATCCCACACTAACAATTCTTATTAAGATCCTCTGCCATGTTACCACCTATCTCAGCACCTTGGTTGCCACCAAACATTGCTACCCAACCAGCCACAACCCAACCAACAAAGGGAATAGAGGAAACAGTAGGAGCAGCAGCAGCACCAACACTAGTCCCAACCAGTCTCCCAGTTCCTTCTCCACTTCCAATTGCTTTGATACAGGCTTCACTTTTTCTTATTTCAGTTATCCTTGCTGCCTCTTCCTGACTTAAACCAGATGGTGTATCTATCCAAGATCTATGGTTAGAAACTGGACCTCCCTGATTAGTCTGACCATCCATAAAGTATTCTTCAGTAACCTTAGTTGTTTCATTTGCTAGTCCTAAGAAACCACCTTTCTCTTTGATGTCCTTAGTAATGAATGCTGTCTTAGGATCATTTGCACTATAACTGATCTTATATCCATCTTTATCTGCTGAGACAACATAGGATGTGTAGTCTCCTACAGGAATATCTAATGATGGTAATTTAGTATTCTTATTAGTAGCAATTAGACCTATCATACCTATATGAGTTATGCCTAATAGTGATCCTAAACTAATTCCAATCCACTTATTCATTTTGTATCAGGGGTAATTTTAACAGGTGCTTGTTCAATACGAATAGTTTGTGCTGGTGCAGTTTGTGATGCTGCTGCAATCAACCTCTCCATATCTGCCTTTGATACTCCACCACTGGCTCCACCACCACCTTGTGCACCCTTCTTAGATGTCTGCACACCGAAAGTTGCGAGTACGCCTGTAAATACTGAAGCGATGAAAGTTGGATCCAGATCCTGTTTAGGCATCTTCAGAGCTGATGGCAACTCAACATATGCTAATGTTAATATTGCACCACTCCAAACTAAAATTCCAAGTCTTACAAAAGTAGAGAGAATCATCATCTGCTCTTCTTTATCTTCTGCTGCGTCTTTTAGTTTAGCAAAGAAACCTTGCTTCTTGGGTTCTTCTTTCTTTACTGTCTTCTTTACTTCTTCAGCCATAATATTAGTTTATCTACCTTATATAGCGATTTCAACATATATTAACCTTCTTGCTCTTGTAATCTCTCTACAACAGTCTTTGCTTCCATTGGTGCTACATCATTTAATCCATTAACATCAAACCAAGGTGCATCTTCCCAACTAAATCCTTCACCAAATGTATTATCAGGAGACATCACATACCAATGACACTTTGCATCAGGTATATCTACAGCACATACTGCCCAATCATCTGCCCACTGTGGCACTTGAACATACATCACTGGTAGATGATTTGCAAATAATGAAATGATAAAAGAAAATAGGATCATACAACTCCTGCTATACCAGCTGCTGTTCCTACTCCTACAAAAAAAGCAAATTCCAACAGACCATGATGTTCTACTGGAATATTTATAAGGTGTGAAATAATTTGAGTCATTTAAGCTTGTGCTCCTCAGCTATAAATTTTAAGTATAAACGTATTGTAAAACAGTATCACTGAAGAAGAGATATGCTGCAATACCAGAGATGAATAATGTTTGGTACATGTTAGGTAAAAATACTTAGTATATATTATATAGGTATTTCTACTCTCTGTCAAGCACCTGATGGAGCATATGCAGGTTGCATATCTCCAACCATCACTCCTTTACCACCTTGAAAGTCATCATCGTCATCATCATTAACTGCTCTAAGAAGCAGTTCAATTAATACTACAGCAGCCATAGGATAGAAAACCCATAACACTACTTTGAATATTGAAACTGTTTCTGCAACTTGATAGAGATCACTCATTTAGATAGTTTTGTAAAAGGATATGAATAAGTATTTAGTTTTGTAAAGTTTTATGGGGAAAAAAAATTATACCATAACACTGGTGAAAGTGGAAGATACCACTGCCACCATGAAAATGTAAGGTACAAATCTAAAAGGAACTGGTTGTCTTTTGATTCTGTTCATTATACGAAACCAGGTATAAGTTGACCTGTAAAACCATAAGTGATGCAGAGTATGATGAATCCCATCATTGCTGCTCTACCTTGTGCCTTTACGAAAATATCATTGTTGTTCATTATACAAAACCAGGAATGATTTGACCTGTGGTTAGGTAAGCACCTAATCCTGCAATGATGCCAAGCATGGCAAATCTGCCATTTAGTTTCTCAGCAAATGATTTTGATTCTTTATCTGTCATTAGAAGATACCTGGAATGATGTTTCCTGTTGTAGCATAAGCACCAACTGCTGCTACGAATCCAAGCATTGCTGCCCAACCATTAAATCTTTCTGCTTCTGGAGTCATGAGTTTTTCCTCTTTAGTAATTGTGAATTGTGAATTAATTTTCATTTTAGAATAGACCTGGAATGATCCATCCTGTTAAACCATAGTTAACTATGAGTGCAAAGAATCCCATCATGGCAAGTCTGCCATTGATTTGCTCTGCTTCTTTCCAAAAGTTTGGAAGTGTTTTGTTTGATGATGTCATTAGAATACACCAGGAATGATTTGACCTGTTGTAGCATATGCACCTAGAAGTGCAACAAAACCAATCATAGCCCAACGACCATTAACTTTCTCTGCATTCTGAGGGTATCCTTCATAGGAAACACTATCATCAATGTAAGGTCTTGTTTCATTTGGGAAAGCATTTTGTCTTCCACCTGATTCTGTGGTAACAGTCATTGAATTATTAAGTTATGTAACTATATTATATATAAAAGATTAAATTTTGTCAAGTTTCTTAACATTTGGATATCAAAACATAAAAAAGGAGGTCTTATGACCTCCATAAGTTACACTTATGTAACATAAAAAAGACTCTCCACTATGTGAAGAGTCTTGGGTTGTTCCGTTTTGCAGAGACCGCACGATAAGGTCTCAAGGTTATTTAGAAAGTGAACTTAACACCTGCTTTAGCAGACCAGTCAACATCATCTTCAGCTGTTACACCAGAGATTTCACCATAGAACTTATCATAAGAACCACCAAGGTATCCAATGAATTCTACATCACCAAACTCATCAGCAGTTTCTGTATGAGTCACTGTAGGACCACCAGATACATACCAACCAATTCCACCAGGAGTTTCTCCCTCATATCCTACTACTGCTTCTAATCCACCAGATGTATATGCTCCATCAGGGTATGAACCAGTTGCTTCTAAATTAACATATGGACCAGCAAAAGCTGCACCAGATACTAGAAGAGGAGTTGCTGCTATTGCAGCTATTGTTGATTTAATCATTTTAATTGTTATTGTCTCGCATGGGTCATAAAGAAAACCCTTGCGGATGGTAGTTTTCTCGACATAGAAAACTGTTTACATCTACATAGGGTTACGATCTTTCGAGTCCTTTGTATAATGTTATTTATGTGAACTGTCACATGTGCCAGTTATACTATATCTGATTCTTAACATATTGTCAAGCTTTTTGTGGTTCATTGAGTGTGGATTCCACTACCCTACCCAGATAAGGATCATAATCCATAAGGGCATCTATCTCAGTTTGTGCTCCATTCTGACTCCAATATCCAAACTGAGCATCAAAATTACCTTTATGAAATGCATCTATATGTTCTGGGTGTATAGAAGAACCTAGATCTAGTTTGTATAGAAGAAGTGGAATAGTATATGTATTACCAGAATTGTATAGAAGATCATCAGCCACTGGTCTTGGTCTTACACCATTATCCAATCTATACTTATCCTTTCCTCTCCAATGCAATTTCATCATCTTCTCTGCATGATGTCTGGTAATAATATAACAAGCAGTTGAGAACTCATTTACAAATCTTTTATGAATTTTTAAATTCACATCACCTGTGCATATCACAGCAATCTGAACTACATCCCAATCATAAGGAATCTTGGCATAGAAATCACTCCAAGTAAAGTTCCAATATTTTACTAGATCTAAACTACAATCATCTTCCATCATCACTGCGTATGGACTATCAGATGTATCTAACCAGTGTCTAATTGCTTTGAGATGTGAAGTTGTACAACCAACCTCACCACTAGACATGTGATCAGGATACCTACCTTTTAGAATATCACTAAGGTCATCGTCCCTACCATCATATGCAGATATTCTTGTATAGTTTTCTACTTCCCAATACTTAAACTGTGCTTCCATATAGATCTTTCTTTCTGGTTGTTCATCCAGATTGAGATAGTATACAGGACCAAAATTCTTTAACTTATGTGCTGATTTATTTCTATCCATGTAACAAATCCATTATGTCTATTGTAGGAAACCATCCCAGTTTTGTCAATTGGGTAATGTCAGCACATAAGGAATCAGGTTCATTTGGTGTGTCTTCTAAGATAGGAAGATCACTCTTACCCATTCTCATTGCTAATTCTAAAACAGAATAATTCTTTCCTGTTCCTATATCTAACACACCTCTAAACTTATCTGGTATCAAGTAACAAATTGCTCTTGCAATGTCATGAACATGAATCCAATCTCTTTTATGTTTTGTCAGGTATTGTGCTGTATTGTCCTGTAGCATTCTATAAAGCATATCCTCTCTACTACCTTTCTCTGCCCATACATTAAAGAATCTCATACCAACACTATTAGGTGGTGCTTGGATTTCATTTACTTTCTTTGTTATTGCATAGGGATTCTGCCACCAACCATGTGCACCAGCAGAACTTGCATACAACAACCTAATATTATACTTTCTACAATAATCAAATAATGGTTGTGATTTTTCAACATTGTTCTCCCAGAATTTATTTGGATTTTCAACACTATCTCTAAGTGCTGCATATGCTGCAAGATGAATTACTATATCATAGTCAGCACATCCAACATCAGCAAAGTCACCTATGTCATCAGGTCTATCTAGACCATCTACATCATAACCTATTCTAGTTAGATGTTCATAAACATGACTACCAATAAAACCTTTATGTCCTGTAAGTAAGATTCTCATTTGTCATTAAAAAAATCATCACATTGTATTCCTTTATCATCTATAAAGAAATCTGCATGAGGTTTACCTAATATCAAATCATGATATTTACAACCCCAATCTTTGAGTTGTTGTTCTGTAAGATCAAACAATAGTGCAGATGCTTTTACACTAGCATTTGGATCATCACTAAATCTACCCATACCTCTGGCAGTAAAATATGTTATATGATTTCCTTCATCATATAATTTATTAATAGTTGATATTCTATCATTCCAAGGTTCTGCTTTTTCATATGCTCTTCCTACTGTGGGTGTACAAATAGTTCCATCAATATCAACACA